AATCTCAAGCCGCGTTATACAAAGCCGTTGAAAGTAACATTGACTGTAAATATTGTTTATTAAAGAGGTGATAGAAGCAATGGCAATCAATATGAGAAATGGTGTGTATTCGAAGTTTGATCCAGATAAAATGACAACTGCAGAATTGGCAGTTGTGACATCCGGTGATCCAGGTGCGAGCGATGGCAGAACCATGTATGTATGTTTTGCTCCTGGAGATGTCAAACGAATAACTACGTATGAGGATATGAAAGAAAGCATTGCAGATGCAACGCAAGAAATCACGGAAGAAGTTGCAGAAAATGCGGCACCGAAAGCTGCTGAAATTGCTCTGAACACGAAAGTAGATAAAATAGCCGGTAAAGGCTTATCTACGAATGACTATACCACAGAAGAAAAAAATAAGCTGGCTGGTATCGAGAATTTTGCCGGGGCAAATTCTATGAACAACGGAAGTGCGGGATTGGTTCCAGCACCGGATAAAAGTATGTGGAGAAATTTCCTGTGTGCTGATGGAACATGGGAAGAGCTGACCCTTAGCTATGATGAAAAAAATCAACTCTTAGATCTGAATGTTGGAGATGGATATAGTCGTGTGTCTATCCCTACAGTTACTGCAACTACACCGGGTCTAATGACACCAGCTATGTTCAACAAGTTTGATAATCTGATTGAAAACGGTCAGACAGACATATCTGGAAACGCCGGAACAGCAACGAAATTAAAAACGGCAGTGACTGTTGACGGTATGAATTTTGATGGATCATCAAGTATATCCCACTATGCAGTGTGCTATACATCGGGAGCGACCGCAGAAAAAACAGTGAGTCTGTCAAATTTCAAACTGGCAGTAGGATCTCGGATCACAGTCCGTTTCAATTATGCAAACACAGTTGCAAATCCAACACTGAATGTCAATGCCACCGGAGCGAAGCCGATCTACTACAAAAACAGCAACATCCCGGCAGAACTGATCGAGCAGTACACAGTCCTGGAACTGGTCTACAGCGGATCATACTGGTACGTGGTCGGAAACATGAATATCCTGACCAAGGGCGACAGCATAAGCGTTGAATGTTTCACAGCAGGCTATGTGACATCCATGGGACAGGAGGTGCAGTTCTGTATCCCGGTATCGACACCGATTGTCGGTTGCAGTTCTGTCAAGATAGAATCAGCAACTGGACTGCAGATCCGGCAGAATGGGAATTATGTTTACGGCGGGAATGCATCCACACTGGTAGCGGCATCGTCCTACCGTGGCGTTATTAACCGAAACATGGTTTCTGTTGCAGCCACTATGCCGAACACAACTAACGCAGTCAATAATGCACCGTGTGGTGTGCGTGCGGCGTTGAAACTGACATTTTCGTAACAATCAATTACAGAAAGCAGGTGAGAAATACATGATAACAGCAGTCATAGATGCAGGGCAGCATTACTGCCAGGCAGTCAGCGAC